ACCTTTGGACGACGACCCGGAAATTCGTAAGAAGGCTTTTTTGCGAAGTAAAATGAAAGAAGAAATTATTCGACGCGGATTGTCGATAAACTCTTGATATGTTCTGTTCGGGTGACATGACCTTCGGGGTCGTTTAGCTTACATTTATCGCCGTGCCACCTGTTATAGTTTGTTGTTTATAACTGCAACATTATGATGTATAATGAAAATGATGGAATCTAATATAATGTTTAACGACGTTTGTGACGCTGATCTACTCACCGCTTACAACAAGATTGACGAAGAGATAAGGGCAGAGTGCTGGAATCTCTTTGTTTCCTATAACATCAGGGACGTGGAGTTGGTCGACCAGCTTGAAGATAAGATGAGGCTGATCAATCTCATCATTACAATGGCGTATGATGCGAAATGCAATTACGCCGATGTGTTCTCTCCTGTAAGAACGTGGGATTGTATCTTACACAACGCTCTTCTAAAAAAGAATATTATTGTTCACAATCCGCCACCTGTTAATCCCGACACAGATCGTCAGATTATTGGCGCGTTTGTTAAGGATCCAAAGCCTGGACAATATGACTGGGTGGTCTCGTTCGATGCTGCATCGCTGTATCCATCGATTATGATGACGTTCAATATGTCACCCGAAACGCTGGTTGATGGGCAGAAATATTTGGCAGACGAAGAAAAGTCAATTGTTAGGCTATTGGATTATGAAGTGGATACCAAGACAATCCACGACGAAGGTGTAACAATGGTTGCTAATGGCCAATGTTTCAGGAAAGATAAGAAGGGGATTATTCCGGAACTGATTGAGCACTACTTTGCCGCTAGGCAGGTTGCCAAAAAACAAATGTTGCAGGAGGAGAAGAAACTGCAGCATATTGACGAAGAATACAAAGACAGCACATCTGTTGAACGCGAACAAATGAGGTGGAAAACCCAATCCGCTATATCTGCGCTGAACAGTAAACAGATGGCCGCCAAAATTTTAATGAATTCGTTATATGGCGGATTGGGTAATATCTTCTTTCGTTATAACGATAAACGTATATCGGAAGGGATTACGATGACTGGCCAGCTGATCATTAGGACAGTTGGAAACAAACTCAACGAATATTTGAATGAGGCGTGCGGTACTAAGGATGTGGAGTATGCATTTTATTCGGACACCGACTCGGTGTATTTTACCTTTGGTCCGCTTGTTAAAAAATATTTTAGCGGGAAGTCCAATGCGGAGATCGTCAAGCTGCTGGATCAGTTCTGTGTCGATAAAATTGAGCCGACAATTAACAACGCATGTGCTGAGTTGCTGGACTACCTAAACGCGTACCAACGCCGAATCGGGTTCAAGCGTGAGGTGATTGGTGATCGTGGGATCTGGATTGCTAAGAAGCGCTATGCGATCAATGTACACAATGCTGAGGGGGTCGCCTATGATCCACCTAAGCTCAAGGTGATGGGAATGGAGATTGTCAGATCCTCTACACCGGCGCCGGTACGCAAGGCATTGAAAGATTCTGTTGCGATTGCTCTAACTAAAACAGAAGAAGACATTAAGACCTACGTGTCTGAGCTAGAGACTAACTGGGTCAAACAAAAGCCCGAAGACATCGCCTTCCCAAGAAGCGTGAACGGGCTGTTGGAGTATAAGGATTCAAACAACATCTTCAAGAAAGCCACACCTATTCATGTGCGTGGAGCATTAATCTATAATCACATGATTGAGTCGCTACGTCTCACGAAGAAGTACCAGCTGATTGGCGAAGGTGACAAAATCAAGTTCCTGTACCTCAAAGAACCCAACCCAATTGGTACTCATGTTATTTCATTTTTGAGCGAGTTACCTGTTGAGTTCAACATACATAAGTATGTCGATTACGATAGGATGTTTGAGAAGTCTTTTGTTGATCCGTTAGACTCATTATTAAGTTGTATTGGCTGGCAGTTAAGAGAGCAAGCCTCTTTGGAAGGATTATTTTCATGAAAAAACTATTTTTAGTTAGCGTATTGCTTTTTGCATCGCACCTTTTTGCTAATCCTATTGACGATGACTGTCCTCAGTATGTTACGTACGGTGCTCCCGTATCTACAGTTCCAGATAAACAAAGCCAGTATCTTTGTAAAACAGGTTACGCTCTGCATTACATCTATCGCAATAAATTATCCGAGTATGCAGTCGAACGAGTAACAAAACTATCGGTTTCTGGCAATGTTCCAAGAAAGGATGAATTCAGAGAAGATCCTGAATTACCTGCGCAATACCGCGCAACGCTTAAAGACTACGTTGGGTCTGGGTACGATCGTGGCCACATGGCGCCAGCTGCCGATCTTGCGTTCTCGGCTCAGGCAATGTCAGAGTCTTTCTTTTTATCCAACATGATGCCTCAGGCTCCAGGTAACAATCGAGGGATTTGGAAATATCTAGAAACTTATATCAGAGATTGGGCAGACTTGTATGGTGAAGTTTACGTGATTACTGGCACCGTTGTAGATAAAGCATCAAAGCAAATAGGGTCTGGCGTCATTGTTCCAACGCGGATTTATAAAATTGTTTATGTGCCGTCTATGGAAAAGACCATATCATTTTTGTTTCCAAATGAAAAACTCCCAACTCAAGACATACCAAAATACATTGTTACAATAGACGATATTGAAAAACTGACGGGTCTAACGTTCCTACCAAAATTACCACCAAATCAGCAAATAATTAAAAAAACAAAGGCTAGGTGGGAAGACTGGCCAGGTTAATGCACAGTTGATGTGACGTGATGTTTCAAGATATAATGGTTCAATATATTAGGAGAAGATTATGAGTTTAATGGATCGTTTAAAAAAGGCTGGCTCGATCAAATCGGCTGATGTTTTGGCTAGTTCGTCCTTCTTTAATGCAAAGGATATGATTAGCACTGAAATTCCAGCATTGAACGTAGCGTTGAGCGGAAGCGTCGAAGGGGGTCTGACACCTGGTCTAACGATTATTGCTGGACCAAGCCGCCACTTTAAATCCATGTTTGGATTGGTGATGGTAAAATCGTATCTTAGCAAATACGAAGACGCTGTCTGTTTGTTTTTAGACAGTGAATTTGGTATAACACCCGAATATATTAGCGCAGTAGGGATCGACACCTCTCGTGTACTACACGTTCCAATCGAACACATTGAGCAATTGAAATTTGATATTTCCAAGCGATTGGAAGAGATTAAGCGTGGCGATCGCGTGATTGTGTTTATTGACTCCATTGGAAATCTCGCTTCTAAGAAAGAGGTAGATGATGCTGTGGAAGAAAAATCTGTTGCGGATATGTCTCGCGCCAAACAGATGAAGTGATTATTCAGGATCATCACACCTCACTTTACCACTAAAGACATTCCCTGCATTGTTGTAAATCACACCTATCAAGAGCAGGCAATGTATCCCAAGACAATCATGTCTGGTGGCACTGGTCCGATGTACTCTGCCAACACCGTATTCATTATTGGCAAGCAACAAGAAAAAGAGGGTACAGAAGTAGTCGGGTACAACTTTATTATTAATGTTGAAAAGTCACGATATGTGCGCGAGAAGTCTAAGATTCCAATCACCGTGACGCATGATGGCGGCATCAGTCGTTGGTCGGGTCTCTTGGATATGGCAATTGAGTCGGGGCATGTTATTAAACCCACCAACGGTTGGTATTCACGTGTTGATAAAGAAACTGGTGAGATTGAGGCTAAGAGGGTTCGTATTAAGGATACTGACACCAAAGATTTTTGGTTGCCTGTTCTAATGTCTTCGTCCTTTCAAACCTGGGTGAGGGAGACATATCAAGTTTCGAGTGGCTCAATCTTGTCTGACGAAGATATAACCAAGGAGTATGCAGATGCTGAGGAATGATTTATTTCAACCGTGGTTTGTAGGGGAGTCTCAGTGGGGATTTGAGATTATCTCGGGTGAGTTCCAAGGGATCTCTGTACAGATAGAGTCGGTAGAATTTTCAGATTCTCCTGACGGCAATCTAGCGCTAGACTATCACCTGGTTCATAGACCAGAAATGTTCAGTGAAGATGTATCAAAGGATCCATTATTCATCCACACCATCGAGCTAATCATCAACGATATTTTGACCGAGGCGATCGCAGGATTAAAAAATGACGAACAAAATAGAAACAACGATTCTGAAGAATCTAGTTCACAATGAAACCTATGTTCGAAGTGCATTACCTTTTCTAAAAGACGATTACTTTTCCGACAATGCTGATAAGACTGTTTATAAGTTAATCAGCAGCTTCATCACAAAATACAACAAGCCACCGACCATTGAGGCTCTGGAGATTGCGCTTAAGAACTCTAACTACAACGAAGTCCAGTATAAGGATACGCTCGAGGTCATTAGATCGCTGACCTCATTCCAGGAACCTGAACAAAAGTGGATTCTGGA